CTGCTGCTCTTCTCACCGCAAGTTATGCTGGGGCTCTATCCAAGATGGACCCCACTTTCATTGCGACGGTCTTTACTGCTTCTGCTGCTACCTTTGGTATTAACACGATGAAGAAAGGTGGTGATGAAGAAGATGAAAAAAAAGCAGAACCTAAAAGAGAAGAGTTTGTAGAAACTCCACCAGAACTACCTGCCTCTGAAGCAGTAGCTCCATCTCTTGAAGAAAGAGTTGAAGCTCTTGAAGAGGGTCAAGTTCAACCACGTACCCCAGGAGCATAATGTCTAAGTCTGCCAATAAGGGTAAGAAAGGTTCTGCTGGGGGAAAACAACCCAAGCAGAACCAAGGCAATGCGACTGCTAAAAAGGCGAAGAATGGTGGTAAGAAAAAGTGATCTATGAGGTATTATGCCACGCGAATGGAATACTCCAATTCGGGAACCTTGGAATCCTGTAATTAAAAAGTGCCTTGATGCTGTCGATGAACACATCAAGGCATATGTTAAAACAGGAGATGACTGGCACCTATCACAAGCAGAAACCTTAAGAAAATATGTAAAAGATTTGAAAGTTTGGATACATCATCAAGAGGGACGAGAATGAAAAAACTCTTTGCGGCATTTGGTTTATCATTAACTCTGGCATTTCCCACATTTGCTAGTTCATTAGAAAAGAAACAACCGACAGTTCCAGCATATAGCCTTGCTGCTATGGGTTGTATGATACTCAGAGAATGTACAAATGGAGTGGAACAACTTACTCCAGATTCTGCTTTACTTTTAGATAAATCTTTTGATCCATTCCGAGAAGAAATCAAAAGCATTCTCAAAGCACTTAACAAAGTTAACGTTCCTGTGTATCTTGCTCCAAGTAGATACTTCACTCCAAGAACAGTAGGACTTTACAAACCGAAGTATAATCGTTTCTTTGTGAATGAAGAACTACTCAAAGATCCTAGAGAGTTCTTAGGAACGATGAGACACGAAGGATGGCACGTGGTTCAGGACTGTATGGGCGGTGGAATAGAAACCTCATTTATGGCGCAGGTTCATCAGGACTCAGAGATTCCATCTTGGATAATGAAAACCACACGACTTTCTTATGAATCTATGGGTCAGAGTCGTGCTGTGCCTTGGGAAGCAGATGCCAACTGGGCAGAAGAACAGTCTGGTCAAACTGTGAAGCATTTGGAAATGTGTGCTAAAGGTCCTTTGTGGGAACAGGTAAGACCAACACCTATGACAATGGAGTGGTTAATTGGTTGTGGATGGATGAAACCACAAGAAGGCTATAAAGAATATACACCAAACAAAAAATCAGATTATTGTGTAGAAGGTAAGTATTAATGTCTGAGTTTCCGTGGGGAGTATTAATTATACTTAGTTGCGGACTTACTTTTGTCGCATATATCATTTACTACATATTAAGGTTAGCATTTGAGGAAATGAAAGATGAAGAATCTAGCAATCATTCTGTCAGCGACGAGTCTGGCGATTAGTGGAGCACTTTGTTACGGTGCTTATGTGACTTATCAGAAAGCACAGAAGATTCTGGACAATCCAGAAGAGTTTGTTGGTGCTGTTGTAGAGAAACAGGTCAATAAAGCATTTGAGAAACTACCAATCCCTAAACTAAATACTGAGAAGTTTAAATTATTCTAATATGGCGGATAGAGACCCATATATTTACAGAATTCGTGAGATTCATAAAGTAGTCGATGGGGATACGATTGATGCGGATATTGATTTAGGGTTTGATATATCTCTCACTAAACGTATTCGCCTTGCTGGGGTTGATACTCCCGAAAGTAGAACAAAGGATCTCAAAGAGAAGGCAATGGGTCTTGAATCAAAAGAATGGTTGAAAAAAAAACTTGAAGGTGCTAAAGATATTATTATCAAGACCGAACTTCCAGACAGTACAGAGAAGTATGGAAGAATCATCGGGCATTTGTTTATTAATGGACAAGAGACTTCATTGAATAATCAAATGATTGACGAAGGTTATGCTCTTGCTTATGATGGGGGAACAAAAGATAAAAACTTTAGTGTATTGTTAGAGAAGCGTAAGAAGTAATCACTTCTCGTGAAACTTTTTGTATTGTTCTTTTTTCTCTTTCTTCTGTTCTTTCTTCAGCAACTTATTAACTTTCTTAAGAGAAGCAGTTTTTTCAAAGGCAAAGAACACTTGAAGTTCATATGGGGTAAGGTCTCTGTTTAAGAGTTTCTTGCCCCTTACGAATATCTGTTGAACAATAGGTTTCATCTTACCTACCAACCATTCCACCACAGATTTCCCAACAAGAGCCGCAGCAACAGAAGCAGTAGCAGTGGTGCCAGCAAGAATAACCTGCTCTTTAGGTGGGATTGGGACTTGTCCGACGAGGGGTACTTCAATGATGGGTACTCCAAGATTATTTGATGGTGGTTGATCGGAAATATTCCGATTATCCTGCTTTTCTTGAACAGGAATTTGGACTTGTGGTAATACTGGGGTAGTGTCTGGAAGTCCCCTAGTCTTCTCTTGTTTTTCTTCTTCTTGTTTCTTTTGTTCTGCTCTTACCGCAGCATCAAACTCTTCTTGTGTGGGAACATCAATCACAGGATATTTGATAGTTGTATCAGGCATATTAATAATCGGCATATCAATTTCAGGTATCACAGTTTTCTGTGCTCTCCGAGTTACAGGAGGTTCTATCGTAGAAATAATTGGTGGTTCGTCAATTCTTACGGACGGAGACCTGATTGGTTTTATTTCCATTGACTACATCTTGTACTTTTGGATACCTAACAACGACATCAGCACATATTTTTGCGTAGGGACTCTCTGGATGAAAACTGATACCTGACTTGATTGCTTCACCACATTTCAACAATCTGACTAACTCAAAATCAAGTCGTGCCTTATCTGCCTCTGCTTGTTGCCTTGTGATTTCAGTTTTGACTCTTGCCTTACAAAGTTCTTGGAAAGATCCGTCAAGAGGTATAGAGAACCCTGCAGATAGTCCTCCATTAAATGAATTGGTCTGATATGATGTTGGATCTGTACTGCCCGCAAGACTATTGTAACCAAAGGTTTGTAAGTTTAATGTTGGACCTTGACAAGACACACCACCACCATAAGTATTCATAGCAAAAGGACCCTGAAGCACCTGTACTGCCTGGTTGGTTACATTACCAGTGGCAGATGCTGAGGGTCCTGCTATGTTAGTATTAGACGGTGCTTGCTGAGCAGTTGCTGGTAGAGCAAATACTATTGCGTAAAGACCGATAAAGTATTTGTGGTAGAGTCTTCTACCGTTTTGCGATCTATCCATGTTTCTTTCGCAATTCCAGGAGTCAAGTGAGTTTCACTAAACTGGAACGGAGCACCTTGATTGATAATGGTGTAGTTCGCTCCTGGAGATGGTGTTCCAGGAATGTTGATATTTGTGCCAGTGACAGTATAAGATGTCCCAGTGGTATATTCTATTTGTTTGATAACTTCAACCACCTCAGTGCGAGTTCTGGTCTCAGAAGTAATCGTGCCACTCGTAAAGTTAGGAGTGACTGGTGCCGCATAGCAGGGAGAAATAAGTCCCGCTGCTAGCAGCAAAGCGGGAGTTATGTGTCTCACTTGAATACGCTTAACTCGACGGTTCTTTGAGCAGTACCAGTGCTTCCAGGACCACCAGCGGTGATGGTAGGAACACCAGCAGCATTGATAGTTCCAGCAAGAGAACCTGCCGAACCACCTAACTGAGTAGTAGAGTCGCTATAAAGGTTGGGAGCAGCAATTGTTCCAGAAGCTGCCGACTGACTGGTGACATCAGTATCAGCAGTAATTGAAGATTCACTGAAAGTAAATGCCCCACCATTTGTGTTGATCGCATAAGAACCAGCACCACCAACTCCACCAAGAGTTGTGACGTTAATGTTTGTGCCTGAGACGGTGTATTGAGCACCGACTCTATTTGATTGTACCGCAGCACCCTGAACGCTTAGTTGTACGGAATCAACGATTTTTGATGTAATCTCAGCAGCAAAAGCAGGAGTAGTAAGGAATAACGAAAAGATGAGTGTTAATCTTTTCATTGTTCTAGTGGTGATGAACTATTTGTATTTAGCGAGACACTTCTTCAACTGGCACCTTGACAGATCCTAAATATTAACTTATTATGAAAAGTCCCCTTACAGGGATTACATCATGAGACTTTGATGTGATTTTAGAGCCCAGGAGATTGCCCCCAGAGATGGGGGAAGTGCGCTTTCTCTATTGGGATGTAGAGTTCAATTAAAACTAGTGCAAAATTTCTTTACAGTAGCCCTGCCTCTTGTGGCAACGGTTACAACCAGTACGGCAACACTGCCATTCGTAAACTACAAAATGGATGGACCTCCTCCTCCAGTTGAAGTTGAGAAGACAGCAATCCGCGAGGTTGCTCCCGAAAAACCTAAAGAGACAAGGTTAATTTGTAAAGGGTGTAATGAAAATGAGAATGCTACCCTGGCATACTTCCAGGATCGTGGTATTAAAGACAGAAACGCCCTTGCTACCATCATGGGTAACATTCGTCAGGAATCAACTTTTGTTCCTAACATTTGTGAAGGTGGTAGCAGAACCAGTTGGGGTAACTGCGGACGCGGTTACGGACTGATTCAATGGACATCTGCCAACCGTTATTATGGATTGGGTGATTTTGCTAAGAAGTTTGGTGGTTCGCCATCAAATCTTCACACGCAACTTCGTTATCTAACAAATGAAGTCCAGTGGAAAGAGATTGAGAGTAGGATGAAAACTCCTGGTAAATCTATCAATCGTTACATGGACTATGCGTATAGTTGGATTGGTTGGGGGCATCATGGTGCTCGCACTTCGTATGCTCATGATTATGCCAACCGACTGATTCAGGTAGAAGTTTGATACAATAGAATAATGGGGGGAGATTCATTCACATCTCCCCCTCTAAATAAACCGGATTTACTGAAATTTATGACTGAACAACAGCAACATCTTGCAAATCTTTTGCAGCAAAGAGCAGATTTAGATAAAGCAATTGCACAAAACAGAGAACTTTTTTGGAAAGTTCAAGGAGCAATTGAATATCTTCAGCAGATTGGAGTAACTCTTCCAGAATCAGAAACTACTGAAGAATCTACTGAAGAGTGATACATAGTAAGAGTGCTGCGCTCTTATGATTAACTTTAACTTTGGTAAAAAGAAACCAGATAAAAAGCAACTTATAATAGTCAGTATTGTATTATCAACACTTATCGCAGCACTCTCACAATGCACTGGAGTATCCGAAAATGGACTTTGGGACTTATTGGATGAGGTTCAAAGAAAGTATTTCCCACAAACTATTCTCAATGAGATTTTTATTCAAGATCCTAACAAAGTAGAACGCAGAGTCAAGCGTGATGTATATCGAGCAATTGATGAAGTCACACCTGAGTATGACCGTATCATTGAAGAGTCGAATAAGCGTTATAAACCACGATATTCTGAGAAAGCACCAGACGGCAGTGAGGCACAAAGACTGCTTGGTGGAGAAATGAGAATCTGTGCCGTATGGGTTGACGACTGCCCCAAGCAGTAGTATAATAAGAAGGTCTTCAGGGGCACGTAACTCAGATGGATAGAGTATCCGACTTCTAATCGGTTTGTCGGGGGTTCAAGTCCCTCCGTGCCTGTTGGAAACTTTATGTTTCCTTATTCCGAGTAGCCCGCAAGGTGCGGGAGCAAACTGTTAATTTGTTATAGGTCAGTTCGATTCTGACACTCGGAGCCACGCCCTTGTAACTCAGTGGTAGAGCGCGGCTTTTGTAAAGCCGATGTCGCAAGTTCAAGTCTTGTCGGGGGCTCTTGACATAATACTCATTATGTCATATACTTTACAAGTCCGTGTGAAGTGAAGTGCGTGGGGTTCCGTGCCTGTGAAGGGAAACCTGAGGCTGGGTAAATCCCCACCATTGCGGAGTTAGTTCAGCGGTAGAACGCTATCCTTCCAAGTTAGATGTCGTCGGTTCGATTCCGATACTCCGCTCTTAAAAAGTCTTAACCGTTTCTTAATTGACATATCTGATACGGTTATGCTATGATACCGTTAACTTAATCATCTCTTAAAATTTGGTTAAGTCTCTCTAAATAAAACCGCATAAGAGAC